TATTTAATATTTGTCCGTTATATAATTGTTGACCATGTAATTTTAATTGACTACCACTACCTGTACTTGCGTTACTTACAAATGTTGCCTTCGTTTTTCTTGCAAAATCTGAAGGTGTCATATGTGCTGGTTTGTTAGGGTTATTACCATATAATCCACGTTTTAATTTAATGATATTGCCTTGACTGTCTTTGTGTGGAATATGTGTAATGTAATAAGTTGTATCAAATTTACGCCCTCTAAAGTGTGATACTTCGTTGTAGTAAGCTCCTGTATTCATTTGTGTTTCTAATGTATCAGCTGTACTTTTAGCAGCATCAGCTATGCCACCTATACGGTTAAAATCTTCATTCAATCTATCTTGTGCAAGTTCATGTAAATTCCCTTGTGTATCAACACGCATATCTTTTACTTCTGCTGTTGCGTTTCCATTAGCACCGATAATTTGAGATTTAACTTGATTGCGTAAATTTTTTAACTCTTGTTCAACAGTAGAGTTGCCATGTTTGATTTCACTTGACACTTTTTCTTTGCGATAATCACTTGCTAACTTCTTAAGTGCTTCTCTGTCCTTTTGTGACATTCTCGCATTGTCAATCACATTCCCCCTAAACTGATCATTGATTTTTCTTGGGAAATTATCTTTATATCGTTCCATTTAAACCCTCCTTTATTCTGTCCACTCAAATTGAGCGTATATCCAATTACTAGATGATGCGCCTGATTGGTCTTTGCTATCTATATAAACATTCACAGCACCACTTGCTCTAAGTTCGACCATGACTGGCTGTTTACCACTACCTGAACGTGAGTAAAAAACTTGTGCATACTTCGTAAAATTGGTTGGTATTTGAGCAATTTGTTGTCCATTTGTGAAGTCACGAATATTAACACGTATCATCTTTTTAACGACTTTCTTTTCTCCAAACTCACCATGTTGTTGCACGATTTCTCGAATACCACAACTAAATCCGTCAGTAGAATAGAGTGTATTTTTACTTGGTCCTACTTGGTAATCTATCCAACCTGAATCTATAATTGCTGTAGCTAAATCGTGTATATCGTTTTGTAAGTTTAATTGCCATTGATAATATTCTTCGAACCCGTCCAAACCGTCTACATGCGCTCTTGTATAAAATTGTTCGCCATTGTCATCACGTGCCATCTTTATTTCGATATCTTTACTCATCTACTGTCACAACTCCTGTCGTCACCCAACTTGTACCACTACCTATGTTATTTGCAGTGCCACTACCATATTTAAGCGCACTCTTAACGTTTCTCACATTGCGATTAATCAATTGTTGTATCTGTACGATATCTTTACGTGAGTTGCTGAACTCAATCTCTACTGGCACATTCATAATTGGGTGTGATTCTGTTAACTTCACAACTTTTAAATCAGTGTCATATTGTAGTGGTTTATGTTTGAGATGTACTTTGTGATTCTCTTGTATCTGTTCATAGCCTAAATAATTGGTAGATACTTCAACAACTGGTTCATCAACTAATTGTTCTTGCAGCACTTCTTCAAGTTCAGCTAAACTTTCAATATTGTCATCAAACACAGTAGGCGCTTTCATATGACCAAATACATCATAGTTTTTAGATTTAACTTGTTTGTAATACTTGTAAATCTCTTTACCTTTTAACACAGCAGTAATGTTGAATAGTGTTGATTTTTCAGTTCCGACATATCCAGTTGGTTTCTTATCTTTGTAATTTATACTGGCATCTTTACCTTTGAATACACCTTTAAACGTGTGTGGTCCTTTAGATAAGTTTTTAGCAATAACTAATGGTTCAGTTACTGTACGCCTTGACCAAGCACTCATTGTGTCATAATACTCGTTATCTAAATAGAAGTCCCATACACCACCTAGTTCACCTTTTTTGAAGTTATACATAAGCGTTTCATTGCCCCATCGACAATCAATTGTTACTTCAAAAGATGCACCAACTGATTCGGTACGCCATGTACCTTTTTTAATAAATGTTCCTTTAAAAGTAAGTGCAGGTGTTTTAATTGGATTATAATTTTTGGTCTCTTTAGTTGTTTTTTTTAAGCCATATCCTTCGACAATTGTTTTCATTTCAGTCGTACTTACAGATGCTTGTACTTCGTCGGTATTGTACTTATACATAATGACTTCATCAGACATCTTATAAAAGGTTTCTTCGTCATAGATGTAAATTGTTTTGTTATCTGCAAAGTAGATATATCCGAATAGTTCAGCACCTTCAACTAAATACTCTAAGCCGTTTTTATTACCTAATTCGTCTATCACAACACGTTTATCAAACTTGCCTTTAATCACGTATTTAAATCCTAATGGATTATTTCTAAAACCAAAGTCTAGATATTGTGCCAAAGTATATTTTGGTTTTTCTTCTTCTGTTACATCGCCATTCATTTCTTCGTTTTCAATATCTTTATCAATATAGTGATTTTGAAATTCCATAAAAATATGCTTACCAACAATGTCGTTAGTAAGCATGAGATTATTTGATTTAACCGACGTTGATTTAATAATGTAATCTTGACCTTTCCACTTTAAAATAGCTTCGTTCTGTAACATATTAAATACATCAGCATTATGATTTGTTTTTAAGGCAGTGAATGATATTTGACGTTCATTGTTCTTCTCAT